CAGCATATAAAAACGCCGTAAAACAACAAGCGGCTACAACAAAAGCATACAACAATAAGATTAGATACTGATGAGCTTGAAAGCCTTGAGCATCACTTGAAAGAACGGTAAAAAACGCAGCAAATAATCAAATGAAGAAATCAGACGGAAAGGCAACGTATCAAGTCGCAAAGAAAAATGTGGATATTTCTAAACGTGCTTATAGGTTAGCTTGAGACTACGAAAGCGAATGAACCAAGAAAAGATATGAGAAATCAAAACAGAGAGCATCTGAGTTAAGCAAATACAATAAATGAAATAGAATACAAAAAAGAAAATAATCATATTTATATCTTAATATTATATAAGATGGCATTAAAGAAAGAAGTTAAGAGAATGTACTGGAGTTTACCAACTTGGGATGAAATAAAAGCTGCAATAGCTGAATACATCCTATGACTTTAGTTTTATATTACTAATTATATAGAGAATGAAGGAATTAATTGTAAAGCTCGAAACACTAAAAGAGAGCAAAGAGCGAAAAGATGCTGTTCAGAAGCTAAGAGATGGACAATCTGAAAAAGATAAGAAGCTCTTAGAGTGACCTAAACCAGATGAAGACGTAAGACTTTACTCCGAAGCTGATATGTTAAGACACGAAATTGGATACATTGGAAACTTAATGTGATGAATTAAGGTTAAGGACAAAGAAACAAGAGAAGCCTTAGTAGAAGATTTGGAAAAGTCAAAGAACTGGAGAATTAACAGATTGCTCTGAAAAACACACGAGTATAAGTTAGAAAATATATTAGAATGAGATGCTTACACAGAAGAAGACTTATACAGAGCTGAAAACCGATGGATAGAATGTTTCGAAAACTTACCTACAAAACTTGCTGAAGAACTTAAAGTTAAAGAACAGCAAGAAGAAGCTACAAGAGAAGCTGAAGTACAAGAACAAATTGATGCTATGGCTAGTCTTGAGCTTAATGGTCTTTAATAGATATACAAGTCGAGGGTATTATATGAGGTGTGTAGCCAGCCTAGTTATGCACCCACATATAATTGTAACTCCTTCGCCCTAGTATAAGGCACGTTTTATACTTTAATCTGTTACGATTATGCCAACACAAGATGAACTCATCCAAGCTGAATTGGATGGTACTATTGAGGAGTTGGAAGCTAAAGCTGACGAGCAAGAGGCTGAAGAAACTCCACAAGAAGAAGAAAAACCAGCTGAACAACCAGCTGAAGAAGTTAAACCAGAGCCAGACTTAAAAGTAGAGGCGGTTAAAACCGAAAGTGCTACTGTTAAGCAAAGCTCAGTAATGAAACTTCTTAAACAAAGGAACGAAGCAAGAGCTGAGTTAGAACAACTTAAAGCTCAAGCCGTTAATGCCGCTGAACTGGAAGCTAGAATTAAAGAACTAGAAGAAGGTATAGCTGCGCAAGAACTTCAGAAGGAAGCTGATAAAGAAAAAGCTGACTTCTATGAGAAATACCCTAGTGCCAAATGACACGAAGAAGGTATTGAAAAGATAAGGGCTGAAAAAGACTTATCGTATAGTGAGGCATTTCAATTATATGCTGCACAAAACGACCCTATGTTGTTGATGGACGAGCAATATAGGCACAAAACACAGTCTGGTGCTACTCTAACTGGTGTTGCTAAACCAACAGAACAAGTTAAACAGCCACAAACTCAAGAGGACTTCTCCAAAATGAGTGATGATGACTTCTTAGCTTGGAGTGATGGAATGGCGAGAACAGAAAGAGCTGCGGCTGGATATGTTAAATAGTCCAAACCGTTTTAACTCTTATATTTATATTTACAAATGGTAAACAATTTAGATGCTTTTAGTCCAGAATACTGGAGTGCGAGAACTCAAAGACTTCTTAAAAAGAAGTTAATCGCAAGAGAGATAGCTTCAATGGAAGAACAAGCTACTCTTAGAGATGGAGATATGGTACATAGACCATACTACTCAGATGTAGTTGTTAATAACTACTCAAAAGGTGTTGATGTTACAGTTCAAGATGTATCAGCTACTGACGAATACTTAGTAGTTAATAAATCAAAAGAAGCTACTGTATATATCGACGAAATCGATGTTAAACAGAACAAATACGATGCTGCTAACAAATACATCGACCGTATGACTTACGCTTTGAAGAAAGACATCGATGGTGCTTTCTTAAAAGAAGTATTCAACGCTGAATATCAAATGTCTGATGGAGATATGGGTGGAAATGCTGGTGACCCTATTACAGTTTCAGTTGCTAATGCTTTCCCTCTATTCACTTACACTGAAGCTAAGATGAACGCAAACGATATCGAAGACACTAAAGCTTGGTTCTTCGTTATTACTCCAGAAGTAAAAGCTGCTATTCAACAAACTAACTTGGTTAACTGATTTAATCAAGCTGATGCTGCTTTAAGAGGAACTCTTAAAGGAATGGGATACTTAGGAACTTGGGGTAACTTCAATATCTTTGTTTCTAACAATGTAGCTCACTCTAACTTAGTAACAGTTTCTTCTTTGGCTGCTGCTGATACATTAACTATCAATGGAGTAACTATTACTTTCGCTGCTTCACCAGCTGCTGCTGGAGAATGTAAACCAACTGCTGCTGCATTAGCTGGAATGCTTAACGGTGTTATGGCTTCTGCTGGAGATTATGTTGATTTCTCTGCTGCTGACAGAGCTAAATTAATGTCAGTAGGTGCTGAAGGAGTAATTGAAGGAAGTGATGTTAAAATCGTTACTAACGGACACGTAGTATATTCTCAATCTGGAGTTACTCTAGGAGGAGAAATTGCTCACTGTTGGGCTGGACAATACGGATGTACTGATATGGTTATTCAGAAAGATGTTGCAATTCAAAAGAACAAAGAACCTAAAAAGACTGGTTACAACTATCTTTGTTGGACTTTGTACGGAATTAAGACTTTCACTGAAGGTGCTAA